TAAGACAAATTGCAATGGTTCACTCGGGAGTAAATTTATTAATGGCAGTAACTCTACTGCCTTTTGTTAACTCAATAGGAAAATTTATTACTAAGTTTTAAGAGAAAGGAGTCTTAATGGATCATAAAGAAGAGGTCTTACATGACAACTATGTGAGTCTTTTTTACCAAATCATAAGAATGAAGGAACTGAAAAATATCATCCCTCTTTACTCAAGTTTGTTATGCAGTGAAGTAAGGAAGCTTGATGATCTAGAAGTAGATGAGCTTTACAGTAAATGTAAAAACAAACCACAAAGGGATTTAATGAAGTGGGCTATCAAAAAAAGAAAATGGGAAATAGAGGAATGCCAAAATGGATGAGATGAAAATGGTTGGTTTGGCGAGAAGACACGCAAAGGTTTTCTCAGGGTTTTTAAAAGATTACTCACTCTTAAGCCCTATATCGATTGGGTTTAAACGGGTAAAGAAGAACGGAAGACTTGGGGCTCCCGTTTTAATTTCCTTCAGGACCAATGGGACTGTTGAAGGAAGGTGTGGCAAGACCAAAGTTACTTGGCCTATGCCTTTGGATGCTTGGGACCGTAAGGTTCAAAGTGAACTAAGGACCATAGCTATGGAAAAAATTCGGAAGGACAAGGAAAAAGAAATACGAGTCAGTAAAAAAACAAAAACAAAGGAAAGGGAACAATATGAGAAAACTTATCTTTATAGACGGTGATATCATTCTTCACAAAGCCTGTTTTGCCTCAGAGATGGAAATCTATTGGGGTGATGGGGATTGGACTTTGTCGATGAATGAAGAACAGGCAAAGACAATAGCAAGAGAGATGCTTGAGGATATTAGGTTGGCTTGTTCAGCTAAGAAATCCACCCTGAGGATCTGTTTCAGTAATGGTAAATCTTTTAGAAAAGAAATCTATCCTGAGTACAAAGGAAACAGAAAAAATCAAAGGAAGCCTCTTGGGATGCGAGGGATAAAGAGATGGCTGTCTCACGAATACAAAAGCATCCAATACGATTACCTAGAAGCTGATGATGTCATGGGTATTCATATGACTAAACCAGGAAAACAAATTAAAATTGGTGTCTCCATAGACAAAGATATGAAGACCATTCCTGGTACTCATTACAACCCAGACACTGGGGAATCTTTTGAGATCAGCGAGGCCGAAGCTGACTATAATTTTTACAAGCAAATCCTGACGGGGGACTCAACGGATAATTATCCTGGGTGTCCAGGGGTAGGCCCAAAGACTGCTGAAAAAATCCTTAGTAAATATGATCCAAATGATTACCAAAGTGCTGTTTGCGAAACATATCGAAAGAATAACGTAGACAACCAACTTCAGATGGCTAGATTGGCAAGGATACTACGCTGGGAAGACTTTGACTTTTCTACCAAAAGCCCTCTTCTTTTTAATTTTGACGGCACTCGTACTTTTCGCACCGTTGCCCTATAGAAGATTTTTTATCATTTTTTTCGGGATCTATACCTTGCCGTATGTCTCGACACTTCTCCAAGTTATTTAAATGGCTCCGCAGACAGTTGGTGAACTCGTTGATCTTCTTGATCGCTTGTATCCTTCTCGTTGTCCTGATCTCCACGATACTGATCGTGAAATCTGGTATCGCACTGGGCAACGCAGCGTCGTGGAAAAATGTATTCAAATGATTAACGTGGAAGAAGAAGATGATGATGATGATGGCGAAGACAATACTCACCCAATCTAAATAAAGCTTTTATGTGTTTTACTGCCACTGGAACTGAAGCAATGATGGGTGGAAATCTTTCCCAAATTTATGATGAGTCTTGGGGTGGAAGAAATTGGATGAACCGAGTTGGGTTAGGTGAAGACTTCGGTAAAACAGATGATGACCTCTTTGACTACAATGAAGAGACTGAAGTTTCTTCTTCATCCTCAAGCTCATCTAGTGATAGTGATGTAGGATTCGGGGGTGCTGCTGTAGGTGGAAAATCGGACCCGTCACTAAAGAGAAGATCACGGTCTTCAAAGAATCGCCTTAGGAAACAAATGAGAAAAGATTTAGCTATTCCTACGGGAAGAAAAGTTATTAACGTCCCTGGAGCTTCCTGAGATGTGTGCTGGTGGAGGTGGTGGAGGTGGTGGAATATCTGTCCCAGTAGAAATACCAACCCTTGACGAAGTAAAAGATAAAGTTAGTGATTCCACCCCTAACCTCATAATAGACACCACGGGCCTTACAGATCTTACTCAAAATATAGCTACGGGTATTTCTGACACTAGTACAGTCGTTGGAGAAACCGTAGGGGGTATAACGACTGATATTCTTCAAGGGGATCTCGGGACTGTTATGACCGATGCTACGGAAACTGCTGGGGATTTTCTTACTAATCCCTTAGGGACCACCCAGGAAATTTTAGATCACAATCTTGGAGATACTGGATTAAAAGGGGCTCTTGATCAGACAGTGGATTTTGTAAAGAACCCTTCCAAGGTAATTAAAGATGCCGTTGACAGGGCTGAAGATTTTGGTGAGGGGACTTCAGAAGAAGTCACAGGGACAGTTGAGGATTACGGAGAGGTAGTTACTGATATAGGTGAGACAGCCGAAGAGATTGGTGAGGTTGCTACGGAGACCCAAATAACAGGAATGGAAACCGTAACACAAGCAGGGGAAAACGCTGCCACTCAAGTTACCCAAGCTGGGGATGACCTAATTAATGCTTTAGTATCAGCAGGATTACTAAGCCGTAAACAAGCCGAAGAAGATGGTGTGGGAAATGCTGAAGCCATTATGGCTGGTGATCCCAGAATGCTGTCGCTCATGGCCCGAAGAAACAGAGCAAGAAAAAGAGGTAAAGCACAACTCAGGAAAGGAGGTGGTCTTTATATCCCTGTTGGATCAGGGCTCCAAGTCCCAGCCTAATAAATAAAAAATATGCCTGAAGAAGTGAATGCTCAATCCAGATATGCCCAACTGGAGATCCACCGAGACCCCTTTCTTCGAAGGGCTAGAGAGTGTTCTGAGCTTACCATTCCTACTCTTATTCCCCCTGATGGTCACTCAGGATCTACTGATTACCCCACTCCCTTTCAATCTATAGGGGCCAGGGCTGTCAACAATTTGGCAGCTAAAATGCTCATGGCTCTTTTGCCCCCTAACAGTCCTTTTTTTAGGTTGGTAGTAGATGACTTTGATCTCACCATGCTCCAGGGGGAAGGACAGAGGGGAGAGGTAGAAGAAGCCCTTGCCAGGATTGAAAGAAGTATTATTTCTGAAATAGAAATCCTGAACCTCAGGGTTCCTTGTTACGAAGCGTTAAAGCTTTTGCTTGTCTCAGGTAACGTGTTGGTCCACATACCCCCAGAGGGTGGTATGAGAGTTTTCCCTTTGGATCGATATGTGGTCCAAAGAGATGCTATGGGTAATGTCCTTGAAATTATCACCAAGGAAACGATAGCTCCAGTAATGCTGGACCCAGAGACCCGAGCCCTTGTTGGAGACACTGACGAAGGACCAGGATCACCAGATAATGAGATTGACCTATATACTTATATTTACCTGGATGAAGACCAACAATATTTAGTTAGACAAGAAGTGGGTGGGGTGGTCATTCCTAATTCCATGGGGATGTATCCAGCCAATAAACTCCCATTTTTAGCCCTTAGGTTTGACAGAATAGAATCTGAGTCTTTTGGACGGGGATTGGTAGAACAGTACCTCGGGGACCTTAAGTCACTTGAGGGATTGACCAGGGCCGTAGTCGAGGGATCTGCTGCTGCCAGCAAGGTTCTCTTTATGGTTCGTCCTAATTCCACTACCAAACCGAGGCTTATAGCCAAGACAGGAAACGGAGGGATCATCCAAGGGGATATCAATGATGTTGGTGTCCTTCAGCTAAATAAATTTAACGACTTTAGGGTGGCTCTTGAGATGTCGAGATCCATCACTGAGCGTTTGTCTTATGCCTTCCTGCTTAACTCAGCGGTCCAAAGAGATGCTGAAAGAGTTACAGCTTACGAGATAAACCTTTTAGCCTCAGAGTTAGAACAGTCTCTAGGTGGTGTCTATAGCCTTCTGTCTTCAGAGTTCCAGTTACCCTTAGTAGGTATTCTTCTCCAAAGGATGGAAGAATCAGGGAAGATGCCAGCGTTGCCTGAAGGGATTGTCAGACCCCAGATTGTCACGGGGGTTGAAGCTCTTGCTAGATCCCAGGACCTTAACAAGCTTGCCCAGATGCTCCAGATGCTTCAGCCTCTCGGCCCCGAAGCAGTCCTTAGGGAACTTAATGTTGATGATTATATTGATCGTCTGGCTGCTTCTCTCGGTATTGACACTCAGGGCCTTATAAAGACACCTGAGCAAAAGCAGCAAGAGCAACAACAACAGCAACAGATGCAACAACAGCAACAGATGGCAGACTTTATGTCTAAAGCTGGGCCTGAGTTAATTAAGCAATTTGGTCCTCAGTTTATGGAACAGTTTACTGGGATGACTCCACCTACTCAGAATTAAATGTATGTCTACACCTAAAAAGAAAAAAATGTTACCTCGGGTGACTGTTGGGGATATTTTAGAAAGTTTAGGTATAGCAGGGGGGCCAAGAGGTAGATCAGCACTAAAGATACCTAAAAAACGTGGTAAAAGGGATTGGCAAGATGTCCGTTTAAAAGATAGGAATGAAAGACAACAATTAACTGAAAAGTTTCTTGAAAATCACCACTATAGGTTATCGGATACTCCTGGAAAACCTTATACCTACACATATTCAAAAAACGGTAAAATAAAAGCTTACACACCGTTTGATGGGAATAAATCAGGTGTAGAAGTTAAAACATTTAATAACCCTACACTTAAACAATTAAGAGATTGGATGGGATATTGATTTATGTGGTCTAAAAAGAAAAGAAAAAATAAGAAAAAAGGGACAAGCAGAAAAAAGCTTATGATCCCTGGTTATTAATTTAATAAAAAGGAAAGGGGAATATAATTTATGGCTGAACAAATAGAAACCTATGAACCACCACCTGGGGAATCTCAAGAATACATCCAGCAGATGGTGGACAAAGCTGAACAAGCTAACAATCCTCAAGTCACTGAAGTTGATTTCCAAGGTGAACAACAACAACAGAGACCCGAGTGGCTTCCAGAGAAATTTAAGAGCCCTGAGGATTTGGTTGAGTCCTATAAACAGCTTGAGCAACGATTGGGTAGACAAGGCCAGCAGAAATCTGGGGATACCGAGTTACAAGCTGATGAGGTCTCTAATGACCAAGCTCTCCAAGAAGCTGAAAAAGCAGTTGAGAACGCTGGCTTGGACTTTGGGATGCTTGCAAACGAATACGCTCAAAATGGTGAGCTTTCAGACAACTCTTACGATGCTCTCGAAAAAGCTGGAATCCCTCAGCAAATGGTGGATCAGTTTATCGAAGGACAAGAAGCTAAAACTCAACTGATTCAACAGAATGCTTACAATATTGTAGGGGGAGAACAAAGATATAAATCTATGGTTGAATGGGCCAAGGGAAACCTTTCAAAAGGTGAGATCGAGGCTTTCAATCAGGATATAGGACAACAGGATTTGGAACGGGCTCAGTTTGCCATTAAGGGTCTTTTTACCCGTTATGCTATGTCAAATGGAGTGCAACCAAATCTTGTCCAGGGTACGGGTCAAGCCCGTCCTGGGGGCTTTCAAAGCGTAGCTCAGTTAAAAGAGGCCATGAAAGACTCTAGGTACAAAAATGATCCAGCCTATAGAAACGAAGTCATGCAAAAACTTTCTGTTTCGAACATCATGTAAAAACCTAAAGTTTAAATTAGGTAATAGGGAAACCCACCGTGGTGGATAATCTTCTTTGTCTTACCCAAAATTAAAACTGGTTTTACTCAGATTTTAGGCTTTTTAATTTAATCTGTAGTTTAACAATTTTTATTATTTTGGAGATTATTCCTTATGTCTGCTGCTAATCCTAACTGGCTAGGTAGAGTTAATGCTTCGAATGGTAGTTACAGTACTACCTTTGCTGACCAGAAAGCTCTCTTTCTTAAATTGTTTGCTGGAGAAGTCCTTACGGCCTTCGAAGAGCAAAATGTAATGTTACCCGTAACCACTGTCAGAACCATTAATTCGGGGAAGACAGCCCAATTTCCTGCCCTTGGTAGGACAACGGCCTCATACCACACCCCAGGTGCTGAGATCACTGGAGGAAACGTAAAGACCAACGAGATCACCATCAACATTGATGACCTTTTGATCTCTTCTGTCTTCATCGATTCCCTTGAAGAGGCCATGAATCACTACGATGTCCGAGGCCCTTATGCCCAAGAAATTGGTGCTGCTTTGGCAAAGCGAATGGATGAGAATCTTCTTCGCTTAGTGGATATCGGAGCCCAGAATCAAACACCAACAGTCACAGGACTTGAGGCTGGTATTGAGATTGATACCAGTACTGATGCTCTTACTGATGGTGACAATGTGGCTAAATACATTTTCCAAGCTGCACAAAAGTTCGATGAGAACCATGTGCCTCAGGAAAACCGTTATGCCGTAATGCCCCCTTCAATGTTCTATGCACTGATTCAAAGTGATAAAGCAGTGAACAGGGACTATTCACCAAACCCAAGTGGTTCTTACCAAGGTGGTAATGTCCTTGAGGTTGCTGGTATCAGTATCCTTAAGTCCAATCACTTAACCACAAGTAACTACACTGCTGTTGATGGTGAAAACAACTCTTATGTTGATGCCAACAACACTGCTAATGACCCAGGAAACTTTGCTTCGACTCAGTTCCTTGCGTTTCATAGCTCTGCGGTGGGTACTGTCAAGCTGAAGGACATCAGCATTGAAGCTGAGTACGATATGCGAAGACAAGGTACGTTGATGGTGGCAAAGTGTGCCGTAGGCCACGGGGTACTGCGACCTGAGTCATGTATTAAGTTCTACACTTAATAATCGTCCATCGTAGCCCAGTGAGTGGTGGCTTTGTAACCCTCACCACTTCATTTGTCATGTGAGTTTACGGGGTTCCCTTTTTATTAGCATTTCGGGGAACCCTGTTTTCTCTCCCCTTTTATTTAACCCCTTTAAAACTAAAGTATGACCCTTGAAGCTCTCATCAAGAATTCCAGGTATAACCCCTGTCCTCCCAATATGTCGCAGTCAGTTTGGAAAGAGATGGAAAAACAACGGATTGCCCGAGAGGACTTGGAAAAAGAGACCAAAACAAAGACTAAGAGAACCCGAGGGATTAAGAACCGAGGATCAAAAGTTCATAAAGATTCTACAAAATACGATAGGAACTTAGCTTCACCAGATACCGAAGAAAATTAGGGGTGTGGTAACCCCAAAGAGGCCAGAGTTTCCCCCTTTCTCCTCTCTGGCTTTTACTTCTTATCATGCCCCTTTCCTTTTTTTTAAAATATGTCCAGAACTACTCAACTTGAGACAGTTAATATAATGCTGTCTTCCATAGGTGAAAGACCCGTGTCTTCTCTTAGTTCAGGTTTGGTGGATGCTGAAATGGCAGAGACCATTCTTAACTCTATAGATAGAGACACCCAAGGGATGGGTTGGTGGTTCAACAGGGACATAGCGAGAAAATTTACCCCTGATGCAACTACGGGTGAAATTGTTTTCCCTTATAACACTTTGAAATCTGATTTCGTTAAGGAATCTACCTACAAGGATTTTGTCCAAAGAGGTTTTAAGGTCTACGATGCAGCCAATCACACCTTTGACATAGGGTCTAACTATGACTATATCTTTGCTGACCTGATTATCCAATTGGACTTTGATGATCTTCCTGAGGTAGCTAAACGCTACATTGGGCTCAAAGCTGCCAGAGTTTTCCAAGACAGAACAACTGGGGCCACTGATCTTCACGGGTTCCAACAAGAAGATGAGTTTATTGCCTTTGCTGACCTCAAGGACACCGAAGGTGAAAACGGGGAACACAATATCTTTCAGGATTATTCTGTCTACTCAGTGGTTGATCGAGCCCCTGGAGGTGGACAAAGACTACGCTACGCTCATTAAAGACATTCATGCCTCTTGTTTCCTCTACGATTCCTAATTTGATAGGTGGGATATCACAACAGCCAGCCTCTATCCGCTTAAAGACTCAAGGATCGGCCCAAGTTAATGCAATCTCCGATGTTGTTGATGGACTACAAAAGAGGCCAGGGACAGAGCATATCGCAAAGATATCTACCTCTTCTCTCTCAGGAGCCTTTATTCATGCTCTCAAAAGGGATGAGGACGAAGCTTATATTGTGGTCTTCACAGGAACAGGGACTAATGTCTCGGATAGAATTAAGGTTTTTGACAAATCTGGAGTAGCCAAGACGGTAAACGTAAAGGATTCCAGTAATGTCACAAAGACTTCAGGCACTCTTTACGATGAAGTAAAAGCCTACCTAGCTGCCACAACCCCTCAGACATCCTTTGCAGCCACTACGATTGCTGACTATACCTTTATTCTCAACAAAACCATTACTGTAGCCAAAAGTGCTACCGTAGGGTCCAAGAGAAACCCTGAGGCTTTAGTTTACATAGCTACTGGGGATTACGGGACTGATTATAAAATTGAAATAAAAAAGAAATCAGCCACTACCTACACTGAAATAGCCTCATTAACTACCAAGATATCAGAAGGTAGTAATGAACTTGCAATAGCCACTAATACTATTGCTTCGGAGCTTACTCAGGACCCTTCTACTGAGGTTGCTGCTGCTTCAAATCCAACATCTTTAAATGAAACTATTACTAGTACCTCTTGGCTTGGTGGCACTGATGACCCTTTTAAAGTAAGCACCTCAATTTCTGTAGCCTCTAATGTTGGTACAGTGACCCAAAATGGTCATGGGTTGACTACGGGAGACAAGATACAATTAAGGGGATCTTCTACCTCTAATTTAGATGATGAATATACTGTCACTGTTACTGATGAAAATACTTACACCATAACCACCTCTAGTGTTGCCGATGGAAATTCTACGGATGCTAAAGCAACCTATGACTTTACGGTTAATACAAAAGGTTCTGTAATCCATATTCAAACTGGTAGTGCTGGACACGACTTTGACATCCAAGTCTTAGACTCCAGAGGTAATGTCTACACCAGGGTCTTTAAGGATAAATATCCTTCGTTTACTCGCTTAGTGGGCCACGGTCCTGAAGAGGCTGAGGGAATGGTTGTTGAGATCACTGGAGACAGTGCGAAGTTCCAAGATAATTTCTACGTTAAATTTGATGACTCAAAGAATGGTGTCTGGTCTGAGGTAGTGGGTCCAGGGCTTCAGAATGATCTGAGTGCCTCGACTATGCCCATTCAGTTGATTAAGGAAACTGACGGGACCTTTAGTCTAAAACAGACCCCTTGGAATGCCCGAGTCGCTGGAGATGATGAGACCAATGAGTTTCCTAGTTTTGTGGGTAAAAAGATCAATGACATCTTCTTTCACCAAAACCGCTTAGGAGTCCTTGCGGATGAAAATGTCATCTTTACAGAATCAGGGGAATTCTATAACTGGTTCAGTCCTACGGTCCTGACAAGCCTGGAGACAAACCCTATCGATGTTGCTGTCTCCAACAATAAAGTTTCTATCCTCAAACACGCTGTCCCGTTCTCTGAATCCATTTTGATCTTCTCGGATCTCACTCAGTTCATTATGAAAAGTTCTGAGTATCTGAGTCCTACCAACGTCAGCCTTAACGTAACCACTGAATTTGAGGCTGACCTTGACGCAAAGCCCGTAGGTGCTGGAAGATTCGTATTCTTCGCTACGGACATGGGGGCTCACACGGGTATCCGAGAGTATTTTGTAGAGGTAGATAGTGAGACCAACGATGCAGTAGAAATTACCTCACACGTTCCCCAGTACCTTGATGGGAATGTGAAGCACATGGCTGCATCAAGTAACAACGATATGCTTTTGGTCCTTACTGATGGCACTGATGCCACCAAGACCATGTATGTCTATCGTTATTTTTGGCAGGGGACCAACAAGCTCCAAAGTGCTTGGTCTAAATTTACCTTTGATTCCTCAATTGTGTCTGCTGAATTTCTCCAAGATGAGATCTACATGGTGGTCCAAAGGGGAGCTAATGTTTACCTGGAGAAACTAAAACTTTCTCAAGACGATGCAGTTAGTATTATGGCAGCTTCACACCCTGTCCACCTTGATCGAAGGGCAAAACTAACGACTACTGCCAATTTTGATAATTTTAGTTCCACCTTTTATTCCGATGGAAACTCAACAGATTATTCAAATAATAATTCTGTTGTCTACGTTTCTAAATTTGGGGAAATACTAGGAACTACTGATACTGTAGAGATCTTTGGGACTCACACTGGGTCTGATAATGCCACAAGCATCACTGATTCTTCTGCTAAGTTTCAGACCAACGGTGTCTATAGTGGGACTGTTGTAGAAAACAGTACAAAGGGGACTACGGGAACTATTAATGCTGATGTAACTCAAGAAACTGTAGCAGCGACAAGTCTTGGTGATATTGACACAAATGATGACTATAAGCTGACCCTCAATAAAATTAAACAAGCCATTACCAGGGATGGTTTTGTCTATGCTGGGATCAACTACGGTTTTGAATACGAATTTTCGGAAGTTATGGTGAGACAAGGGGAGACTGACACACCCCTTACCAACGGTAGATTGCAGATAAGGAACATGACTGTTCTCTACTCAAACACTGGGTTCTTCACCATGCAAATTACGGCTTCCCAAAGAGATGCTGACACCTACACCTTTAACGGTAGAATCACTTCAGATTCTGGTCATACCCTTAATAACACCCCGTTGGATACTGGGTCCTATAGGTTTCCAGTTCTCTCAAGATCCAGCGAGGTCACCGTAAAATTACTAAATGACACCTTCCTCCCTTGTGTCTTCCAGAGTGCGGAATGGGAAGGACTATGGCATCTCAGGTCCCAGTACATCCGCTGAATATCGTCCTTCTATAAAATTAGACTGCTACGAACTCGCACCAAGGCTTTGTCCGCAGGATGCCTACGAGGTTTTGTCTTCCGATGGCTTGAGTCCTTTGGATGCCCTTTTGATGTCCCTGGAAAGATCGTATGAGTGTCACACTATTCTTCGCAACGGTGAGCCTATGGGAATGTTTGGGGTGGGCTACGGTGGAGACACTATGTCAGGTGTACCGTGGATGCTCACTGATGGGGACTTTCAGGGTTTTAGGAAAAAGTTTCTTAAACAGGGAAGACAGTGGATAGGAAATCTTAAGAAGAGACACCAAGTACTCTTCAACTATGTCCACTCAGAAAATACAGATTCAATAAGGTGGCTTAAGTGGCTCGGGTTCAAATTCATGAGAGCCATCCCTAAATATGGTTTCGGTAAAAGTGATACTTTCTATGAATTCTATCTTGTCTCAAACGAATGTGTAGCCCAGGTGGAGCCTACGCAGCCTTAACGGTTGCAGGGGCTGTCTATTCCTACGGTCAACAAGCTAAGGCTTACAATGAAGCCCTTAGGGCCAGAGAGGAAAATAAAGAAGCTGCTGAAGACGAACTAAGGCTGACCTACGAACAACTAAATCTAAGGGAAGCCCAGGAACAGCAAGCCCTTGTCAACCAAGAACGCTTGAGGACCCGAAGAAGCCAAGAGTTGTCTGAGCAATCTTCGGAGCAAAAGTTCTACAACCAACTTCAAGCTGAACAGGCCCTTAGTGCCATCAAGGCCCGAGGGGGTGGAGAGGTCCGAGGGTTAGGGATTGGTATTGAAAGAGATTTGGCTAGGGCCAACTTTGGAACTTCTGAAAACCTCAGACGGGAAAAAGAGATGTTAGGGTTCCAAAGATCAGTAGATAAACAGAATTATAAATACCTTACTGAGCAATTGGGGATTGCAAGGCAAGGGGCCAAAGCTACTTATCTTAATCGTCTAAGGTCCTTTCAGATGCCAGGGAAACCTGATCCAGTTTCATCTTTGTTTTCAATGGCTACTGGAGTTACCCAAGGTGCTGGTATGGATGCAAAGGCTGGAAAGTCTTGGTTTGATTTTGGGTCTGATAATAAGAAAACAACAAGTAGAAGTTCTGTTAATAGGGGGGTAAATCCAGCAACACCAAGAGGTAAATACCTTTAATGGCAAAACCCCCTGAATATCGATTATCGGCCCCTAATACTGGGTCTTATCGTCTGTCTCCCCAAGCTGCACCAGTATCCACTTATGTTCGCCCAAGACAGCTAAACCCAAACCTTACTGACTACAAAGCCCAGGTAGATTCTTTTCAGGACTTTGTTAAGTCAATGGCTGATTGGAGAGTTTCGGAGAATGTAGATAATCAAGAACGGGCTCAACTCAGGGCCCTTGCTGACAATGCCCGAGGGGAACTAGATGCCAATCTTGAGAACGAAGATGATGACTACCAAAAGTTTGGAAGATACCTTCAAGGAAAGAACTACGGTAAAGAAATAGGGGCTAAATTAGTCGCTGAGATTACTACGGGTTCTGAAGGTCAAATGGGCCTTATGGATCAAGCCTTTGCTCAGTCAAAACTTCCTGAGAATCACAACAGAAAAGTTGAAGATATCTTTAGCGAACTGTTGGAAGACAGAAAAGATTTCTACAGAGACCAAGTTCCTGATTCTTCCGATGCGTTTTACTCAGGCTTTGGTGAGGCGATGCAGCCTTATGCCAGTGAGATCAACAAAGCTTTCTACGAGAAGGTCCAAAAGGAAACTTTTAACGGTAGACGGGAAAACTTCAGTCAAAGTTTTAGGCTTCAACTAGAGACAGATATTCTAGCGGTCAGTAGAGGTGAAAAGGATATTGAATTTAACCAGGAGTACCTCAGGAACCTTTCAGCATCCTTTAGCAGTGTTGCTGGTCTTAGTGAAGATGCAGCACTCGGAGAGTCCATAAGGATTTTTAATAGTGAAATTGGACAGATGATTGAGAACGCTGACTCTGATGAAGATTTAGAGATAGTTGAAAAGATGTTGTCTGTTTTTGACACCGTCATTAAATCAAAACCTGGAGTAAAAGGACGGGCCTTATTAATTGATATTCCTATTTTTAAAGAGGATGCACAAAGGGCCTACACTTCTCTTGGTGGTGCTGGTGGTGCTATAGATAAAAAAAGAAGAGCTATTGAGGTAAAAGAGGAAAAGAAAAAACAAGACAGAATAGATAACCAAGCTTTAGCAGTAACAAAGTTTATTATTAATAATGATGGGCAAGCTACATTAAAGGATTTTGAAAACCTAGGGCCTGATTTAAAAGATGAAGATTTAAGGGTAGCTTTTAATTTTGCCAATACATTAAAAGATAGAAACAAAAAAGACCAACTTGACCCAAACGTATTTGGGGAATTATTGGTAAAAGCAAAACAAGGTATTCTTACTTATAATGAGGCTCTGACTTTTCTAGCAGCAAAGCAGATAACTAAAGGAGATTTTAACACTCTTACAACTGCAATAAGTGGTAGTAAAAAGTTTACCTCTGGTGTATTTAATTTATTTTTAGACGATATATCTAACAGCCTTAAACAAATTACTCCCACACAAACAGACATACTAAAACTCAAGAATCCTCAAGGTTTGTCAACTGCAAAAAAATACGAAATTGAGTTACAAGCCGTAATTATTGAAGAGGCTCAAAATCTCCTTGAGAGTAATACAGAGAACCTTGATGTATCAAGGCAAATTGAGTTGATAAGACAAGCAAGGGAATCCCCTAGAGTAAAAGCAGCAATAGAAAAATATGATAACCATATCACCAATATTATTGGGGATACAAAGCCGTCTAAAGAAATAGATGAAGAAGACACTGTTACAAGAGAACAAAAAATAGAACAAAGGTACATCAGTGCTGAAGATGGGTGGGAAAAACTTTATGAAGATTATTACGATTTCTTTTTAAAGAATAACCCTACTAAAAAAGATGCCTCTCTAGTATTAGATGAAGAAAATCTATTTAAAGGTTTAAGTTACACCGATGGAAGAGCGGAGTTTAATGCTTTATTGCGAAGAAATACAATTTCTATTCCAACAATAGGTGATACTGATAAAAAATATAATTTTAATTTATGGGCTAAAGATAAAATCTTTGATGATATGAAAGGTTTTAAAATTGTTGGTGAAGCATTAGAAGGGGCTATGCAACATTTACTTAGTAAAGTTGCCCCCAAGGAAAATATAAAAGATATCCAGACTCCCACAAAAACATTAAAAAAGAATTTACGTTTTGTTTTAGGTAGAAATTATGTGAAAAAAGAGTCTAGTTTTGTAGACTTTGTATTAGGGGATAAAGGTAAAGAAGTATTAGGAGTCGAATGACAGTAACACTTGATCTCCTAAGGGCCTACGGTGGAACTACTGCACCCCCAAGGGCTACTTCTGAATCCTTGGAAATGGATCTTCAGGAATTTGAAAACGAACAAAAAGCTGAAGACACCCCATTTTATGAATCTGCTGGTCAATTTGTAACTGAATCAATCCCTCAAGTGGTTGGTGGTGTCATCGATGCCCTTAATGAGTACGGCACGTTATTTAACGCACTAGCTGGAACAGACATTGAGCTACCTACAGAATCTGGAAGAATCCCTACGGTAGATCCTGCAAGCACTGCTGCTGGAGCTTTTGTCCGTGGTGGAGCCCAGTTTCTCACTGGGTTTGTCCCAGCCTTTAGAGCCCTTAAGCTTGCTGGGGTAACCAACAGTTTTGTTCGAACTGCTGTAGCCTCAGGCTTGTCTGACTTTGCTTCCTTTGGAGCCAACGATCCTCGGATCTCCAACTTCATTGAAAGCTACCCTGAGATGAATAATCCCATCACAGAGTTTTTAGCAGCCCCTGAAGATCGGTCAGACGGTGAGTTTGAAGGTAGATTTAAAAATATGCTTGAAGGTGCAGGGTTAGGTCTGGCCTTTGAGGGTGTCTTCCAGGGAGCAAGGCTCTTGAGGGCTGGTCTCCAAAATGGAAGACGGGCAATGGACGGGGATACCCTAAGGCCCATTGAGGACTTTACTGATGAAGCCCCAACTCCAACAGATACTAGGGAAACTTCACCTGACCAAGCAATCCCTGAGGGAGTAGAAGAATTAGGTCCTCAAGTTGAAAGAGGCCCCCTTGGAAATCCTGTTCCTGAGAATATTTCTCAATCCACTCCCAAACCATCCCCTAAGGAAAAACCTGATCAAACTGTTGTAGCACCTTTGATCGAGGTAAGACTCACAGACGAGACCAAGAAAACCTTAAGGGAAAAAGAGATTGCCTTTGATGAGGTTGATTGGAGTAAAGATATTTCCATCAACTGGAAAGCCGTAGGTGATGAAGATGCTGTCAACAAGGTCCTTTCAGGGGTCAAGTCAGCCTTTGCTGATGTCATGGATGTTGGTCCTGAGATGCTTGGGGTCAAAGGGGGAAAACAGACAAACAAACAGACCCTTCAGAAAGCTGAAGCAGCCAAAAAGAGATTAGCGAATAACACTGGGCAAACTATAGCCAGAGTTAATTCCATAACTAAGAATTTCGAGAATCTCACCTCAGATGTAACTTTGATGAACCTCATCATCGAAGACTCTGCTGAACACCTCTATAAGCTTACTGCTGCCATAGCCAGGAATGAGACCCTGGAGATGTTCTCTAAAAGAATAGGGGCTGATGGTAAATTGGAGTTTAACCCCAATGCTATGAATGATCAGCTTATGGCAAAGCAGAAACACCAAGCAGTCCATACAATGCTCTACAGTCAAAACAGAGCCGTAAGGTCTGAACTTGGTAGAGCCCTTCAAGCCCTTAAGATTACCGAGAGATCCAAGGTAGCTATGGATTTCCACTACGGTCAATTCCTCGATGCTCACGGAGGTGAAGAAGCAATAAGGAAACGGGCTCTCCAAGAAGTCAAAATGATGGATGCAGCCTTTAACCGAAAAGGTAAAGCTGGGAGAAACAAAGCTGCTGCTAAGGTTGCTCAAGGCTGGGGATCAAAGACAAAGAATGCTTTTCTCCAAGTCTATATCAACGGGATACTCTCTGGTTTCGATTCGACAGTCGCTAACTCCATAGGATCTGCATTAGTGCTAGGAAACAATCTTATTGAAAGAAAGATTGCTGAGTTGTTACCAGGGAGCGGAGTCCAAAAAGGTGAGACCCTTGCTATGATGAAGGGCCTTAAACAACAGCCGATGGAAATTATAAAATTGGCTGGGCAAGCCCTTAGAACAGGGGACTCTTCGGGACGATTTGTCCGAGGGGAACTCAAGCACCCTAATGTTATTACTGGGGAGAACTTTGGCCTCGATGGAATCCTTGGATCTACAGTTGATGCCTTTGGAACCATAACCAGGATACCCACTAATTTAATGTTGTCTTCTGACGAAGTCTTTAGAGGCTTAGGGTATCAGATGGAACGGGCTTCGATGGCCCATAGAAAAGCTTTAGATTTAGACCCCACTAAGGGGTTAGGCTACATCGAAGAATACCGTAGGGTCATGGACATGAGACCTGAGGATCTGAGGAACTCTGCTGATCCTAAGCTTGCCGAGGTAGACATGATTGCAGCCCTTGAAGGGGCTAAGTCTGTCTTTTCCACCCCGATTCAAAACCGATTGCTCCGAGGGTTTGACCAAGTAAGAAAAGAATTTCCCTTTGGTTTAGGCCAGATTTACATCCCGTTTTACTCTACGGTTCTCAATATCTTCAAGTACACCCTGGAAAGAACTCCAGGGGTCAATCTACTGATGAACCGAGTCGGTTTGTCTGAGTCAGGTAGAGTACAAGCTTACTCTATGTTTGATGACATCATGGGCCGAAATGGAGACAGAGCCCGTCAAATGGCTTGGGCTAAGACTCTTTACGGGACCACCCTCTATGGTGCTGGGTATCAATTGGCTGAAGCTGGGATGATTACTGGGTCTCCACCTGAGGACCTGGGGCAACGAATGAACTATTTTGAAAAAGGTTCTACCCCTTATTCCTTTGTGACCCAAATTAACGGTAAGGATGTCTACATTCCTTTTTCCCGTCTTGACCCCCTTGGGACCATCATGGCCCTTTCGGCTGACATACAGAACCTTCAGGTCCTTATTAATGATCCCAGGCTCATGTCACCAGAGGAATCTGAGAATGCCAATACTCATCTGGAAGACATAGCTGGGACTATCCTTTACAACACCAGGGAGATGCTGGAAGACAAGGCAATGCTCAAGGGCTTCTCTGATCTTGTCGCTATTTTCTCGGGTGATCCTATTAGACAAAAGAATGCTCTTAAGACTTTGATCACTACTGCACCCGTGAATCCTTTGTCTCCGATGTTCACCTTTTACTCAGGACTCAGGGGTGACATTGCCAGGGGTACTGATCCTATAGTGAGGAATTCTCGACACGCTGAAGTCATAGATGAGATTTGGAATGACTTTATGAAGAGAAATCCAATGCTCAACAAAAAGCTCTATCCCCGATTAAATTACATAGGGGAACCAGTGCTGAACGATATCTACGATGAGTTTAGTACCTCAGGTAGAGGGATGAGATTAGTTCAAAACCTATTTATTCCCACTCCCCCAAGACCAAAACAAAAGGGGAAACTGATCAATAAGATTGTCGAGCTTGGTGTCAGGGCTACCCCTCCAAGTCGCTGGAGATCCATTAGTGTCCGAGGAAAACTTGGGTCTGAGACAATACCTTTGTCTATGGAACAACAGCACTTTTGGGCTAAAGAAGCTGGCAAGCTGAATAAGACCATCCTTGAAAAAGAAATTGGAAAGAAGTGGTTTAACAATATGCCTGATGGAATCCAAAGCACTTTTCTCAGTAATGCCCTTGCTAAAAATAGATCAATTGCCAAACAGCTTCTGTTGGCTGAGTTTCCTGAGTTAAGACAGCAAATGATTAACTTTAAGATTTCTGACATCCAAAGTCTTACCCAACCAATTCAAATGAATCCTGCTTACACTAGATAAAGAAAATGGCTTTTAGTTACAAAGAATACACAACCAGAAGTTCTGGACAACGAGAGTTTGCTTTTGCCTTTGATGCTGTTGCAAAAGACACTACGAATATTAAGGTAACCATAGGTGGTGTTCATTTGTATGACGGGGTTACCGAGTATAACACTACAACAAGACTCCCAGGATCTGGGTCTACACCTGAGGCTGAATACACAGTTTCAAGTGGGTCTATAACTATAAAAACTAATGCCAATAGTGCTGCTGTAACCTTTACAGTTTCTGGGGTTACGGTAACCGATGGTGTCCCTACTCTTAGTTCCTCTATTCCTCTTAGGATCTTTAGAAAAACTAACAGAGACACTGCTGAAGTTACGTTTTCTTCGGGGTCCATCCTTGCGGATTCAGACCTGAACAAAGCTAACAACCAAGCTAGATTTCTTTCTCTTGAAGCTGTTGATAGGGCCGATGAGAGTATCTCAATTGATGGTAATGACTCTACTCAGTACAACATTCAAATTGAGGGTGCTGATAAAAGGATTTTTGGAGTCGCTACTCCATCTAATGCTAATGATGCTGTCCCTAAAAGTTACGCTGACACCACTGTAGCTAGTGCAGAAACATACAGAAACAAGGCCCAAGATTACCGAGACACTGCTGAGTCTTATGCCACTAGGACCGATGGGCCAGCACAAACTTTCTCAGGGGCTGCCAATAATTCCTCGGGCACTGGGACCAACACCTCAGACTATTCAGCTAAAAACTGGGCCGTAGGGGTCCATGCTTCTAACACACCTTCAGATGGATCTGCAAAAGAGTGGGCCATAGGGGGTGAAGGGACAGTAGGTAATGCAGTCTCAGGGGGTGAATACTCTGCAAAGAAACACGCTCAAGATGCTTCTGGTAGTGCCACTGCTGCTGCTGCTTCTGAAACTGCTGCTGCTGCAAGTGCTGCTGCCACCGCACAAATATTCGATAAATTTGATGATAAATATCTAGGGCAAATGGCAGATAATGCCACTGCTACTGATGCAGACACCACGGGTACTTGGGCTAAGAATTCCAGTGTTATTACTGTAGCATCAAAATCTAATATCATTGTAGGTCAGGAAGTAACAGGCTCAGGAATTCCAACGGATGCAAATGTTATTTCGATAAGTAGCTTATCAAATGAAGTCACTATATCTGAAAACATGGCTGCTGCAGGATCTAGTGTTGATCTTGATTTTAGAGGCCAGGGTGTCTACGGAGCTTTTAACGGATCAAAGGATGGCCCTGCATTAAATAATGACGGGGATGCTTTAGTCTCTGGTAATCTTTATTTTAACACTACTGATGGTGAGATGAGGGTCTACGATGGATCTTCATGGATTGCTGCCTCGGCTGCTCAAAACGCTACAATACTAGAGTACGTTTACGACATCGCTGGGACAGTGACAGCAATTGTTGGGGCCTCAGGCACTGGATTCGCAGAAAACAATAATGCTTCTGTAAGTTTTGGATCAAATGAAAGCGTTCATGTGTATCTTAATGGTGTTCAGTTAATTGAGGGTGCTAGTGATGATTATCAACTTAATGCTTCGTCTAACACTGTAACTTTTAATAGTGCTGTTGTATCTGGTGATATTGTCAAAATTGTTGTTTACAAAACTTTTACAGTCGGTGATGCCGTTCCTGCTTCTACTGGTGGAACTTTCTCTGGGAATGTTACTGTACCGAATTTAACACTTTCTTCTAATGTTATAAAAGCAAGTGATGGTGGATCAACAATTACTTTAGACACTTCTGATAATGTAACAATAGCAGGAAACTTAAAGGTAAAAGATGGTGGAACTATTGGTTCTGCTAGTGATGCAGATGCAATAACCATTAGTTCAACTGGTGCAGTAACACTAAGTTCTGATTTCGTCCCTGCAACTCCGTTAAGCCACAGAAATATAGTGATTAATGGAGCGATGCAAGTATCACAAAGAAGTGACCAAGTTACTGGAATTACTTCTGGAGGTTATAAAACCATTGACCGCATGAGTACCTATGAAAACAGTTTAGCTACTGCACAATTTACTCATGAACAAGTCTCTGATGGACCTGATGGATTTGCAAAAAGCTTAAAGATTACTTGTACAACTGCAGAGGGTACAGTTGGTTCTGGTGATAATTACCGAGGTTTAGAGTATAAAATTGAAGGACAAGATCTTCAACAATTGGCGTATGGAACTTCAAATGCAAAAAATTTAACTCTGTCTTTTTATGTAAAAACTTCATTAGCTGGAACTTATAATATTGCTTTTAAAAACGTTACTGGAGGTACTGAAAGGATTATAACAAAAACTTATGTTATTGAGTCAAGTGATGTTAATAGTTGGGAATATAAAACCGTGACAATTCCTGGTGACACAGCTACTGCATTAACTGATGATAATGCAGAACGATTTAATCTAAGTTTTTGTCTAGGTGCAGGAACTGATTGGACTAGCGTAGATTCGTCATCTAGTTGGTCAAATTATGCCAATAATAAAGCAAACTATGGTCAAACTGCACAATTCCAAAACACGTTAAATGCTACATGGCAAATCACAGGCCTCCAACTAGAACTTGGCAGTGTAGCAACTCCGTTTGAGCATAGAAGTTATGGAGATGAGTTACTAAAGTGTTTAAGGTATTATTACAAATTAAGTGGAAGTTCAGGTCCATTTTATAACTATTTTTTACAATATAGTTCCGGTTATAGAATGTGTATAGTTGATTTAAAAGTAAGAATGAGAGCAACACCTGCCGAAACTATAACTGTAAATGGTCCCGTTACAACTTATGAATATGGGCCGAGTCCAGATCATTGGAAAGCTTACTTAGCCAAAGCTTCTACAGAAACACAATCATATTATTTAACAGCAGGAGAATTCGATGCTGAATTATAGAAAAATTACTTCTGCAAAATATGTAGAAAGTAGCATAGAAGCAGTTGGTGTAAAAGAAAAACAAGGCATTAGAGTAAAGTTTACTGATGATGAAAGATTATGGTTTGTACCACTAGACCCAGCAAACACACACTACGCAGAAATTATGCGACAAGTAGATGCAGGCGAATTAACAATAGAATCAACGGAGCAAAATGAGTAGGGCTAGAGATATGGCAAACCTTGGCGCACAAGCTGGGTCAGGGTTTGATGCTAGTGATATAACTACTGGTACTTTAGGTAACACAGTTCAAGATAATATTACTAGGTTGGGTACTGTTACATCTGGCACGTTTAATGGGACTTTCCCTGCTGGTCATATTTTGCAAATAGTTCAATCAGCAAAATCTGATACTGCATCAATAGAAAGTGCTACTTTTGGTGACATTCCCGGCACGGATCAAGCGGGTTCAGGAAGTGTTTTTTGTGTTAAAATAACTCCAAGTGCTACTTCTAGTAAAATACTATTTATGGCAAATCTTAATGTCGGGTCAGAAGCGGGTAATGCAGGTGCAAAAATTAAATTAAAAAGAGATGGAATAGATATTGCCAAAGGAAATGCCAGTGGCAGTAATACAACTGCAACTTTTGGAAATTACGGCTCTCAGGCGTTAGATATGCGTTCTATGTCAATGACTTATTTAGATTCACCATCCACTACTTCGGAGATAACTTATAAGCCTCAATTTATGTCGGAAGGAGCAAGTTATAGCACATGGATTAACAGGCCAGATAATCTTACAGGTTCGGCTACAAATGGTTATCTATTGTATTCAAACTTAATAGTAATGGAGGTGGCAGGATGAGTATGTTTAGATCCAAAGCTATAAAAAAAGTACATCCAGAAGCCACCACTATAAATTCTGATAAAGAAGCTAGAGATGAAGATTGGAATTTAATTGAATTAAATTGGACTAAGATTGAAGAAGAAGAACAAAAACTTTTAAAAGATTACAATTCTAAAAAATACCAACGTGACAGACTTCAAGAATACCCAAGTATCCAAGAGTGCATTCATGCAATCCTAGACAATGATTTGGATGCGTTACAAGTAAAGCGTACAGCAGTTAAAGTAAAATATCCTAAACCTGAGTAATGGATGAAATGGTTAGTAATTCCTCTTATTTTAATCTCTAGCTGTACCCAAACAAAAAAAGAAGCTTTATTTAGTGGGGACCACCCAACCTCTAAAATTAGAGATATGTGGGCTGTCTGCTACTTAACTTCTCTCAAAAGTAACCCCTACCCATTTAAAAGACACCACATTAGTTTTTGTGACTGTCTTATTGATAAAAGTAGAGAAAAATACTCAGTGAATGACTATGAAAAAACTGACAATTTATCTTTGGCTTTCACTAATTTTTCTAAGTTATGTGACCCCAATCGTATTGGCAGAGAAACACCCGTACCAAAATTACCCACCACATTATGAAGAAAGATTTCATAAGTTAGATCATCATCCACCAGCACCCCAGGAAAAGACCAAAATGTCAGGAAATGAAATTATTGATTTAGTACAGAATTTAGGGCCAGTGTTTGTTATTTGTATGGCTGCATTTTGGTTTATAAAATACCAATCAGACAGGATGAAAGAAATCCAAGATGAGTGGAATAAAAAAGACTCTGAATCAGATAATAGGGTATTTGAAATACTAGAAAAGAATCACGAAGTTATTTCTAACCACACTGCATCCCTTGAGGCAAATACTAAATCGATGGATGCACTTATAGCAACAATAGGACAAAGAAAGGGCTCAATACGATGATTGTACCAATGTTGGCTGGGGCTGCTAAGACACTGATTATCAGTTTGCTTAGTGAACGAGTAATAATGAAGGTTGCAATTGAAGTACTTGATTGGCTTGCTAAACGCTCGACAAATGAGTTGGACGATAAACTGGTTTCTACGGTTAGGCAGCGTTTGGAAGAGCAAGGAAAAATATAGCCGTAGAGAATTTTTAATCCAACCTATAGTAGGAATAATAGTGGCTAAATACGTTACAAAGAATTTTACAATAGATGAAGTTAAGTGCCGTTGTGGTGAATGTGATTTATCTGATATGGACCCTGATTTCATGGGGATGCTTCAAGGTATCCGTGACGAATTAGGGACCAGAATGCCAGTGACCAGTGGTGTCAGGTGTAGTACACATAATCAACGGGTGTCTACAACAGGACCTAACGGCCCCCATGTTCCTCATGAGACCCAAGGTGGTAGGGCCACTGATATTCACATCTACGGCTCAGAAGCCCTTAGGTTGGTAGAGATTGCCAAAAGGCATGGAATGACGGGCATTGGGATTGCCCAGAGAGGACCTAGAAACAAAAGGTTCATACACCTGGACAACCATGACCCCAAGGAAGGGTTCAAAGGTCCTAGACCACACATATGGAGTTATTAAATGGGGTTGATGAAAAGGTATTATTTAGAAAAACAAATGGATGAATCTCATGGCAAATGTATTTCATGTGGTACAACCATAAACGAATTTTACGGTCACCCTGAAACACCTTGGGAAGAAATTATGAAACATGACAATGTTTTGTCTGACGAAGAATGCTCGGAGTGTATTTATGACAGGTACTAATCTTAGGGACCTACACGGTCTTCTAGCCGATGAATTGGCTAATAGAATTAAATCAGGGGAAGCAGCCCCTTCGGATCTTAATGTTGCCAGACAATTTCTAAAGGACAATGGTATCGAAAGCTTACCAGTGGATGACAGCCCACTCAGAAGGTTATTGGAAACATTACCAGACCCTGAACAAGTCCAAGAATTCCCCTCCAAAGATGTCCCCCACCCATCAAAGTACACCAATAATTAACGATAACCGATGGCCTAAGTTGAGATACATGGAGAACACTGAGGAAGAAAATACGGAATCAATATTTGAAGAAGCTCAAAGGTTAGTTAACGGAGACAGACAGTGGGCCTATGACCACCCTCTCGATAATTGTAAGAGAATAGGGGAAATTTGGGCCACGATCCTTGAGTTAGACAAACCATTAGAACCAGAAAAGGTTGCTCTTATGATGATAGGGCTAAAGATAGCCCGTCAAATTCACCGTAGCACCAGGGATAACCTTGTGGACATGATGGGATATGCAGCTTGTATAGACATGATCGAAAAAGAGAGGGATCAACGAAGTGCTGATAAAGGCCAAGAATGGACCGAGGAACCTACCTTTCTAACAGGTTAACATTTCAAGTATTTCTTAAAGAGGTCTGGAAACACCTCAGATTGCCCCCTCCTACACCAATTCAACTCGACATAGCCGATTACATAGGTGACCCCCAAAAAAGTCCAAGGAGGGCCATTGTGGAGGCTTTTCGGGGAGTAGGGAAATCCTACATCACCTCGGCCTATGTTTGTTATCGTCTGTTATTGAACCCTGACATCAAGTGTTTGGTTGTCTCAGCCTCTAAAGTGAGGGCTGATGACTTCTCCACTTTTACCCAAAGGCTTATTAAGGAAATGCCCATCCTTGAGGAACTGATTCCTCGGGAGGGACAAAGGGATTCCAAGATTAGTTTTGATGTGGGACCAACCAAAGCAGCCCACGCACCCTCGGTGAAGAGTATAGGGATCACTGGACAGCTTAGTGGGTCTAGAGCAGACTTGATCATTGCGGATGACATAGAGATTCCCTCCAACAGCCAAACTCAGATGATGAGGGAAAAGCTTGGGGAGTCGATCAAGGAATTTGATGCCGTGCTGTCACCAGGAGGCCAAGTGATCTTTTTGGGGACTCCCCAGTGTGAGCAAACGATTTATGATGTCCTACCCTCCAGGGGGTACGAAATGAGAATCTGGCCCGCAAGGTTTCCACTTGAGGCCCAAAGGGATAAGTACCTTGGAAGAATCTCCCCCTTTATCAACGAAATGGTTGATAAGGCTGGAATGAATCCTGGGGAGCCTACGGACCCCCTTAGGTTTTCTGAAGAGGACCTCATTGAGCGAGAGCTTTCCTATGGGAAGTCTGGGTTTGCTCTACAGTTTATGTTGGACACCAGTTTGTCTGACATGGATCGATATCCTCTCAAGATTTCTGACCTTATGGTCATGGACCTCAACACCGATACAGCACCTGAGACCCTAGTGTTTCAAAGGGCTCCCTATCTTCAAAATGATGAGATCCCTATGGTGGGTCTTCATGGAGACAAGTGGTATCGTCCCCTTGACATAGGGGGTAAATGGATACCCTATGAAGGCTCAGTGCTTGCCGTGGACCCCTCGGGCCGAGGTAGGGATGAGACCTCTTGGTGTGTCGTTAAGATGCTTGGGGGTAATTTGTTCTTGGTGGCCCAAGGAGGAATCCAAGGGGGTTATAGTGATGAGGTGATGGGTCTACTTTGTAAACAAGCAAAGAACCATAAGGTTAACCTAGTGCTTATTGAGAGCAACTTTGGGGACGGGATGTTCCAGGCTCTTCTTGAGCCTCACCTTAAGAAAATCTACCCCGTAGGGATAGAAGAGGTGAGACACCAAACCCAAAAGGAAAAAAGGATCATAGATTGCCTAGAGCCCGTGATGAACCAACATAGGCTCATAGTGGACACCCAGGTTGTGGTGAATGATTTTCAAAGTACCCAACACCTTCCCCCTGAGGCTGCTCTGGCCTACCAGTTATTTTATCAGATGACAAGGATCACCAAAGACCGAGGGGCTCTTAGACATGACGATAGGCTTGATTGTCTCGCTATGGCTATAAGGTACTGGGTGGACCGAATGAACGTGGAGCAGGAAGAGGCCCAAAGTTTACGAAGAGAGGAAGAGGTGGATCAGATGCTTGAGGATTTTATTGAGGGGGTCAGTTTGGTCACGGGAAAGCCCCAGAGCCACATCCTTAACTAAAAAGGGGAGACACACAGAAGCTCAAATTTAGACAAGGATACTAGGTATATACTATTATTAACACTTTAGTATTACTAATAATATCCACCTCCTATACCACTAGGTTACACTAGAGCCCCTTAGTTATCCCTAGGGGTACTATAGTATACTGTAGTATCCTATAGTAGTGTCAAGTCAAATCCGTAAGGTATTTTGTAAATCTTTGTGACAACTGTAAATTTTGGTGTGGATTTGGTGTGACCTTGGTGTAGTCCTGGTGGTTTTTGGTGAAAAATGTGAAGGGGTAACGCTAATGTCCCGAAATCCCTTTCCCCCCTTGACCCTTTCCCTGGCCTTTCCAGCCCTGAGGATCATTCTTAGCAGTCTTGATCGTAAAAAAACCAATGATTTCAATTGATTCATTTGAAAATGCTATAGTTTTTTATTTTCTCTTAGGTTTTTTGATGGGTTTCATCATTGGATTCACTGTTTGTCTGATCTCAAGTAAAACCAAACCATGATGATAATCTTGTCTTGTTTGTCTACCCTTTAAAAATTTGTTTTTAGTTTTCACCTTGGATCACTGAGGGATCACTGAGGGATCATTGAGGGATAATATTGTGGGTTTCACCTTGGATCACTTCGGGATCACTTCGGGATCACTTCGGGATAATATTGAGGGTTTCACTTCGGGATCACCTTGGATCACTTCAGGATCACTTCGGGATCAATCTTCGGACCCTGCTGAATCCAAAATTTTTCCCTTATATATATATGTATAAGGATTTCTTCCATAAAATACCCCAGGATCAAAAAAAAATAAAAATAATCATTTTTTTGCTTGACATGGTTTCTTAGTGTCCTAAGATAGGATCACCAGGGTTGATTGATTAGCACCCAATGAGCCTTTGGTGAATTGCAAAACCCTTTAATGAATAAGGATCATTAATATGGAAAATCTAGAACAAATCAAAAACAGTCTGCAGACCTTCGGTGAATTCCAACCAACGGAATATGATAGAAAAGGAAAGGGGGCCGATTTTGATAACAGAGATTGGTTAGTGTCATCTATTCAATTGAATAGGGATTCAGGGCTTATTGAGAAATCAAACTTTGAGACCTATATAAAAGGATTAACGGACATTGAGCCCGAAGGGGACCATTGGCAAATTCATCGTTTCGGTCACTGGGCTTGTGGATGGTTTGAGGTTGTCATTCTGAACCCCATTGATTCTTTAGTATTAGATCAAGCCCTTCAAGATCAATTGAGCCTTACTGACTACCCTATTCTTAATGAAGATCACTTTTCTAATATGCAATTAGAATCTTTCAATGATTGGGTGTCTGATATCGGTTTAAATGAAGTCTATAACAAAATAGATGATGATGAGATTCTTTCACCCTTTCATAATCAGTTTAAAGACTCAGACATCATCTTTGCTCTAAATGAATGTGAATGGTCTTATGATGATCATGATGAACCTTACGTTGACATTGATGAAAACTGGCCTCAAATAAAACAAGAATTACTTAATGAATTTGAATTCGAAACCTTGAGCCCAGTTTGTAACGGATCAAATCAAGTATTTTATTTTGTTCAATCCTTTTATAAGGACATCATTGGAGTTGATCGAGAGACCCTGGATGATGTCTTCATTGGTAAAGACCTTTACCGTAATTCTGAAAAAATCTTGGAAAACTTTAATGATCTAAAAGTGATCATTGAGGATAAGGTTTGGAATTGTTTTCAAGACCCTAATAGCGGATCACTTGAGGCCATTAGATATAATATTTAGTGATCACTTGGAGCCCTTAAGGGTTTTCTCTTAAGGGCTTAGGGCTGATCACTAAAGACCAGCACCCTTTGGGTTTTCAGATTAGCACCCTGGAAATCTTAAAGGCTTTTAGCAAAACCCTTTTTTTGAATGGTGAATTATGTATAAAGGCAAACTGTTATCTATAGGTTCAAACCCTAAGATCAATAAGTCAGATAAATCAGGCAAGGGCTTTAAAACAGCCATCCTTCACCTAAGCCCCCATAAACTTTCAGGAAAAAACTTTTGTGCCAATGCAAGCCCTGGCTGTATTGATGGATGTCTTAATGTTGCTGGTCATGGACGTTTTGATAGTGTTCAAAATGCTAGGCTAAATAAATCTCATTTCTTTATCAGGGATAAATTTGGATTTATGAAACAATTGATTAAAGAAATAGAATCTTTCGAAAGACATTGTGAAAAAAGAAAACTCAAACCAGCCATAAGACTCAACGGAACATCTGACATTCCATTTGAAAATATAAAAATTCAAGACACTGAAAAGACTTGGAGCCCTTTGATCAATATTTTTCAAAGGTTTTCTAATGTTCAATTTTATGATTATACAAAATCTAAAAGAAGAGCCCTGAGCAAAACCCTGCCAAAAAATTATGATCTCACTTTTTCAAGGTCTGAGATCACCCCCGATGAAGATATTTTTTCAATAGTAGCATCCAAGAAAAATGTCGCTGTTGTCTTTAAGGATTCAATCCCTGCTTATTTTGAAGGGCTCCCAGTTATCAATGGTGATAATACAGACCTAAGGTTTTTAGATCCTAAGGGTTTCATTATTGGCTTGTCTGCAAAGGGCAAAGCTAAAAAAGATCAATCAGGGTTTGTCATTCAAAACTGAAAGGAAAAAGAGAATGAAAAATAAAAAATATTTTAATAAACATATTAATAAACAAAATAAAAAATTCCCATTAATGGAGTATTTTCTTGATGGAAAAAAGCTAGAGGCTTGTTCTAAAGAATGTCAGGAACAAGTTAAATTACTTTTAAAGTGATCACTTGGAGCCCTTAAGGGTTTTCTCTTAAGGGCTTAGGGCTGATCATTTGTGTTCAGCACTCCCCTTTTTGATTAGCACCCAAAGGGGGCCAAACTTAGCAAAACCTATTTCTTATGGAATGGATTATGAGAAATTTAGATTTACTCAAAACGATAGACCAGCAAAACATTAGCCGAAGGGCTGTTAAAACTGTTTTGTCTAAACCCCGAAAACCCCCCCGAAAACTAAAGCCCGAAAACCACCAGATAGACCCGAAAACCCTGCCAGTTTACAAGGTCCCTGAGTTTGGTGATAGGTCCGAAAACTACCATGAGTTTTGTGGTCAGTCTTACGATGATTGGAAAGGTTGGGAGCCTAATTCATGGGGGTATTAAGTTTGCTCCATAACGTCCCCGAAAACTCTTTTCTGGTCCCCCTGCGATTTTATGAACGCACGGGGGGCCGTACCTTTTTTGTCTACCTTTGCACTCGATGCAACACCGAAACGATAAAGGAAAAGAAAGAGGTTAAGAGGGGTAACGTCAAATCTTGTGGTTGTCTTGCAAAGGACACCCGAAAACTAAATCTCTCCAGGGCCAAAGGATTCCAAAAGGGGAACCAGTTGTCCAAAGGCAATGAGGGATGGAAGGCCCGAAAATCCACAAGGAATGGAAATACGGGAAAAATCAGATTAACTTACCCGTCAGGGAAGTTTGTCTATATTGATAAAACGGTTGAACTATAAATGAAAGAGAAAGGGAATTGATATGAAAGTTTATAAAACTCAATTAGCGTTTGGTATCGCAGGGAAAGCTTGGGCTGCGATAAATTATTTAAAAAATGAAGTCATTGAAATTATCCCAATGGGAGCTTACCCATACTATACGGGGAGTTCTAAAGAGGCCCTTGAAAGGTGTAACAGAAAAAAGCTTTGTAAAACATCAAGAATTGCCGCTGAGAGTTTAAATACAGAGTCTTTTGTAAAACACCGTGAAGAATCCCGAAAAAAACTGAGGAGACATAAAGACTGTGTAGTTGTATCTGGCACTGCATCAACTGGTGAATTTATTATTGAATAGAAAAGGAAAGAATGAATTTAAGTAAAAAAGGAGAAACTTTTATTCTCAATAAAAAGGCTCGGGGGCTCGTAAATTATATTGCCAGTCTTAGTTATGAAATGTTGGTGGAAGAAGGAGAAGAAATTATTGACAGAGCATATGAGATACAAAGCCAATTCTCGAAAATTGAAAACCAAGAGAAAGGGAAGTGAATATGGATGATAATATTTTTAGATGTTTTATTTGTGATGAATTGGGGGACTACAAAGAGAAAGGTTGGTCCCTCAAATACTCCAAAGCCCTAAATGATCGTAACGGGTGGGAATATGATGAGGGTATAGACACTATTGTGGTTTGTGAAGAGTGCTATTTCCAAGAAACTCATCACCTTTATGAAAAATACAACAAAAAGGGGAACTAAAATGCAAAAGAAACCTTTTACCTACGAACACGTTTTGCTTCTCAGGGAAAAGCTCCAGGGTAGAGACTTAGTCCTCTTCTCCGTAGCGTTTGATAGTGTCCTGAGAAAATCAGATCTCTTGACCCTAAGGGTCTCTGACGTTATTGACATCAACGGAGCCCCGAAAACTCGGGAGACCAAGATCATGGAGAAGACAGGGAGAAAAGTTACTTGGGCCTTGAGTCCATTTACAAACCAAGTTATCCTTGATTTCGTACAGTCTGAGGGTCTCAGGCCCGAAAACTATCTTTTTCCTGGTAGAAGTGATGGAGAACACCTATCGGGTATCCAATATTCCAGGTTAGTAAAAAAGTGGGCCATGATTTGCAAATTGGACCACAAGGAATTCTCTACGCATAGTATGCGGAGATCCAAATTATCCATTGTCTACGAGAGGACAAAGGATATTGAGGTATGCCGTCAGTTGGCAGGGCATCAGAGTGTCGCTAACACTTCTCTGTACCTGAACGTGTCAGCTAATAATGCTTTGGATGTAGTGGATTCATTGGGATTGTGACCCCCAAGGACCTCAAAAAGGTTAGCACCGAGGCCCAAGGGGTTGCAAAACCCTCCCCAACATTGAATGGATCAAAAGGGGTGGGATTTCTATCGTGCCATAGGACGGCTTTCTTTTCAACACCTTAATCAGACAGAAAGGTGAGATTATGCAAACTTTAAAGGTTAGGATATCGAAAAGTTGGAAGAGACCTTCCCGAAATGCCCGTAGGGCTTGGGTCTTTAGACACCCACCACCATCTAGTTTTCCTACAAATTGGGAAAACAAATGGTTTTCCAAAATGCAACGTGACTCTACATTTATTATGAAATGGATAACCTATAAATCAGACCCACCACCAAGGTCAAAGGATAAATATTATGGCTATTACAAAGGGCTCTAAAAGCTCCATCGATGAACCAGCACAAACGATGAAGATCAATGCCCAACTTTTGCTGGACGTTAAAAAATATGTTGTCTCAAGGGAAACCTTGGACAACCGCTTGACAATAAGAGAGTTCGTTGAAGGGGCTGTCCGAGATAAACTAAAAAAGGCTAACTAGTTCAATAGATTGACAGCCCTGAGCTTATCCTTTGGTGAGTGGATGTCCATGTACCTCAGGGTTGTCTGCAAGTCCTTGTGTCTCATCAAGTCCTTAAGGATTGGAAGTGGGGCTCCCGAAATCCCAAGGTTGCGACAAAATGCAGCCCGAAAACCATGCAAGGGTTTGATTCCCGAAATTCCAAGGGCATCCAAGTGGACCTTCATGGCATTCGAAAGGTTCATGGACCTGGAGTAAGCCTTGTAACCAAATCCAGAATCAAGGAACCACTTCTCGTAGACACTACGGTCCCCTAAATCCCTTTTTATAAACTCATAGAGGGTGTCTCCCATAGGGACAGATTCTTCTCTGGCCCCCTTTACAATTGAGTCCCCTACATCCCTGACCCAAATCTCCCTGGTATTCAAATCGATGTCCGAAAGCCTCAGGTTCACCAGTTCCCCACATCGCAGCCCAGCGTACCGAGCTACATAGTATGCCCTTAGATGACACTTGTAGAAAACTCTACGGGCCTTTTGTTGCCCAACAGCATTCTCCATTCTGTACAGAATCCTGTCCTTTATCATCTCCATCTGGTCTTCCGAAAAAGGTTTGATGGATTTCTCTGAGACTTTGATTTTTTGAACCCCTACCCTTTCAGTTATATAACCATGCTTCTTAAGCCAGTTATAAAAGGTCTGGAGATTGATCAGGTAGGAATTGATGGAACTAGGGGAAAGGTTCCTGGTGTCAAGATAATCCTTGAAACTTAAGGAAAGTTCCTTTAGGTTCGAAATATTACATTTCCTTTTATGATGCTGACCCTTAGGCTTGGAAGCCTTTATATAGGTCAAAGTCATCTTATAAGCGTTGATGGATTTCATGGAACGAAACCGCTGGGCTTCATTCATCCATTTTTTATATAGTTTGCCAATAGTGGGAACATCCTGTTCCCTTGGGCCAATCTCTTCCATGAGATCCTTTAGCAGTTGGTGTACATTTGCCATAGGTATCCCAGTGATTTTCGAGGATCTTACACTTTTATTAAAAAAATGCAATAAAAGTCTTGACACCCATTATCCTGGGACACTATGCTACTAATGCGTTTACTGTAGTAGCTGATTCATGCCCAGGAAGGGGGACAAGAGAGAGGAATGAATTACAGCTTATTTAATTTCAATTTTCCAACTAATAAAAAAATCGCCCTCGCAAGCTAGGGGTGGCTCTCTCTTTTGGATTCTTCTTGCGGTCCATCTGACCCCAGCTTGCACCACATTCTATTAGAGAGGTTTAAATAGATGAAAAAAAACAAAAAAACTGAGGCACTAGGGTTTGTCTTGAGCAGAAAAAAGAGAAGGAAATTAAAAAAACTTACCCATGAAATTATCGATGATGCCATCGAAAGGTTTCTTGAAAAAGGTGGGAAGATTAAACAGCTAAAGGATATGGACAAGCCGACTGACATAGACGATGTAGAGGGGATTGTGATTAGACAGAACAACCCAGTAATTGATCCTACTGTCTACGAGAACAAATGGGGATGGGGGCATCATTGATGAAACCTGAAATGAGAATGGTGGGGGTGGATTGCCCCTGGTGTGAAAAAAGATTTGTCACTGGGATCTATCAACTCCGAGAGGAGATCCAGTGTATGCACTGTGAAGAAAAAATCCTACTTGTTTGTAGGTTAGAGAAAATGGATTTTCTCAAATTGCTGCCATTGAAGGATAAAAAGAAACGAAGTGAATCTGTTCGAAGAACAACTCCAGCTAGAGAAACAGTCTAGAAGACTAGGAGGGGAGAGATTCAAGAGAATCGTCCTTGGTGCAACCAAAGACCAAGCATGGATGCGACTTCCCTCCAGTCGTTCTATCGTCCGAGAAGCCGTAGGGCTGGTTTCGGATGAACTTACTCAGCTTATTACAGCAAAATACGGTGATGGTAAAGGGGTACAGAATATCGGTGTGGCTCTTATGGGGTCCATTGGTATAGATCCCCGAGAGGCCAGCTACATAGCCCTGGCTATTGTCATGGACTCTATCGTCCTGAAGAACAGCCACTCAGACACTTGTTTCAAAATAGGCAAAGCCATAGAGGACCAAGCCAGATTTCTTGTCTTCAAAAAAGCCTATCCTCACTGGTTCAACAAAATCAAAACCCACCAGCAACAATCCCGAAAGCCAGCTTGGAAAATTAGGGATGTCCTTCACAACCAAGCAAAGAAAAAAGCAGGGATAGAGTGGGACATTTGGGGTGCAAAGGAACGAATGAAGGTAGGTGCTGTTATGGTTGAAATCATCATTCGCCAGACAGCCCTTGTTCAAAAATCTAGACAAATAATTAAGGGTAAAACTTTTCACTACCTTGTAGCCAACGAAGCAACAATAGCTTGGCTTGAGGAAATGAATAAAAGACATGAATACCTCAGTCAAATTTATATGCCGTGTGTCCTCAAGCCTAACGAGTGGTCAGATGTTATTGGTGGGGGATATTGGTCAGGGTGGCTGAAGGGGGTCAATGCAGTAAAGGTTAAAAACCGTAGGCTTCTCCCAGAGATTTCTGAGTCCGAGAGTATGGACACCTTTTACGGTGCTTTAAATCTCTGTCAAGGCTCAAGCTTCAGTCTAAATATCCCTGTCCTCAAGGTTATGAAAACCCTTAAGGATTCTGATGCCACCACCCAAGGCATCCCCGTAGTCCGAGATGCTCAGATTCCCCCTATGCCCCAAAGCATTGAAGGCATTAGAAGACGGGATATGAATGAATCACAAATAAAAATTTACCAAGATTGGGCTCAGATGGCAGGGGGAATCCATAGGTCAAACGAAAGACAGACAAGTAAACGAATCCAGTTCATCAGGACCCTTATGATGGCTGAACAATTTTTGAAGTACAAAGAATTTTGGTTTGTCTGGCAAGCAGATTTTAGGGGTAGGTTATATCCTTGTTTTTCTTTCCTTAGTCCTCAAGGCCCTGATTATTCAAGGTCCTTACTCAAGTCTAGTCTTGGTCTACCTTTGGTAGATGACAACCAAGTGGAAGCCCTTGCGGTCCACGGGGCCAATATGTTTGGGTTTGACAAAGTCTCACTAGAGGAACGCTACGGTTGGGTCCTGGCGAACGAGGCTGACATCATCAGGGTTGCTCAAGACCCTCTTGGATTTGATTGGTGGCAAGAAGCTTCAGAACCTTGGGGATTCCTGGCCTTTTGTTTTGAGTGGTTTGGGTTTGTAAAAAGAGGAAAGGGTTTCATTAGTTCTCTCTTTGTCCAAACCGATGGTTCACAAAACGGAATCCAACACTACGCTGCACTCTTGAGACATGAGGACACTGCAAGGGCTGTCAACCTCATCCCCCAGGATAAACCCGAAGATCTTTACCAAAGGGTAGCTGACCGAGTTGCTGAACTCATCAAACATGAGAATCACCACTATGCCCGAGAGTGGGAAAAGAGTGGACTATTAACCCGTAAGCTCGGGAAGAAACCCACGATGGTTTACCCCTATGGTGGGACTCTGTTTTCCACCAAGGCTTACATCAAGGATTACATTACCCAGGAAATTTTAGACAAAGGTAAGGCTTACCCATTTGACGGGGGGAAGCTCCAAGGGACTGATACCTTCGGCCCTGCCAGCTATATCGGCCCCTTTGTCAAAAAGGCTATCGATGAGGTAGTAGTCGCAGCAGCCGAAGGGATGAAATATTTCCAAAAGGTCTCTAAGAAAATAGCAGATCAGGGGCATCACCTAAGGTGGATTTCACCATCAGGGTTTGACTGTCTCCAATATTACCCTGAGTACCGATCAAAAAGAATAAAAACTGAACTTTATGGTAATACTGTTTTTCTTAGATTTACCGAGGAACAAGATGGAAGGGTTGAAAGTCCAAAGGTCAGACAGTCAACCCCACCTAATGTGATCCATTCCTTTGATGCAGCACACCTTCATTTAACACTTAAAAAAGCAAGGGAACTAGGGCTGACCCAGGTCAATTGTGTCCATGATTCTTATGGTGCAGTTGCCTCTCAGGCCCCCCTTCTTAACAGAATTCTTCGGGAAGCATTTGTTGAAATGTACACCGAGGATGTATTGGGCGATTGGCATGAGCAAATGAAATCCTTTGGGGTTTCTGATCTCCCTGATCCCCCAGCTTATGGGAATCTTGATGTCTCTCAAGTGAAAGACTCAGATTTCTTCTTTTGTTAAAACGCCAAGCATAAGGAGCTACATGGCAGCCACAACCAGGACGGTAAAAGGCCAAGCTTATTGGGCCAAGGTAATGGTTCCCGATAAGGAATACCAAACCTTTAACATAGAAATCTTGTTAGACAAATCTAAACAAGAGGAATTCAAAGCTCTCATTCAGTCTGAGATAGACAAGAAGGTAGAGATGCACACCGAAGGAAAGAAAAAGCCTAAGGTTGAACACTTTCCTTGGAGAGTAGTTGAGGATGCTGAAGGAATGGAAACAGGAGAAATCCGATTTAAATTCAACATGAAAAAATCCTTTGTCACCAGGGACGGGGAAACTGTTGAACAGCACCCTCAGGTCTTTGATGCAAAGGGAAACCTGATTACAGACAAGTCTTTTAGGATTGGCAACGGGTCCGTAGTCAAAGTCGCTTATTTCATGGCCCCTTATTTAAACAAGGGGAAAGCTGGAGTTTCTCTTCGACTCAAAGCGGTCCAAGTCATAGACCTCGTTCATTACGGGGTAAACTCTGATCCCAAAGCCTTTGGTTTTGAAGAAGAGGAAGAAGGGTTTTCCTATGACAAAGAGCAAATGGACAGAGCCCTTGAAAGTGAAACCGAAGATTTTTAAGAAAAAATTTAGAAGCGGATTTGAAAAGTCGATTGCTCTTGCTTTAACCGAGGCTGGTGTCGATTACGAATTTGAGACAGTCAACATTCCTTATGTTCTGTCTCATATTTATATCCCTGACTTTATCTTACCCAATGGAATCCTAGTGGAATGCAAAGGGTTTTTTAAAGTAGACGATAGAAAGAAACACCTAGCCATCAAAGAGCAACACCCTGACCTCGATATCCGCTTTGTCTTCCAGGCCCCCAACGGAATAGTTGGGGGTGCTAAAAAATTAACATGTGCCAAGTGGGCTGACAAACATGGATACAAATGGGCGAAACGATGGATACCGAAGGATTGGATAGCGGAGAACACAAGGGACATCTCCCATGTGAAGATTGTGGATCAAGTGATGCCTTAGCTGACTACGGGGATCACACCTATTGCTTCAGTTGTAAAAAACACACTAAGAATCATGAGTATGAAGGGAAGCTTTCCCAGATTACTGATCTAATTTTAGGGGATGTAAAACCACTTAAAAAAAGAGGGATCAATGCTGACACTACGAAGAGATGGGACTATAGGACAGCACTTTACGATAACAAAACCGTCCACATCGCAAATTATCGTGACGGGGGGAGGGAGATTACTGGTCAGAAGATCAGAGATAAGGACAAAAAATTTTGGTGGACAGGACAGTCATCAGACAAATTCTGGGGCCAGCATAAGTGGAAGGGGGGAAGAATTCTCACTGTCACCGAAGGGGAAATTGATGCTCTTACAATATCTCAACTCGGTGAATGTAAATGGCCCGTGGTCTCAATTCCGAATGGAGCAGCGGAAGCAAAGAAAATTTTTAAAAAGAATCTGGAATGGCTTGAGAAATTTTCTCAGGTAAAGATTTGTTTTGACCAAGATGATGCTGGGAGAAAAGCAGCCGAGGAGTGTGCAGTCCTTTTGTCTCCTGGTAAAGCCTACATTGTTTCTCTACCTCTAAAGGATGCCAATGCGATGCTTATGGAGGGTAGAGTTGAGGAACTTAATTCTGCTCTTTGGGAAGCTCAACCTTGGAGACCAGACGGCATCGTAGGAGTCGAGGAAGTTTGGGAAAACTACCTTCGAACTGAAGATGAAGACTCTTATATGTATCCCTTCCAGGGACTCAATGAAAAATTTAAAGGGATTCGAAAACAAGAGATTGTCTGCATCACTGCTGGAACAGGCCAAGGTAAATCTCAAGCAGCCAAAGAGATAGCGTTTCACCTAATCCAAAATGGTCTCCGCATAGGCTACGTTGCCCTTGAGGAATCAAATCTTAAGACCCTCATAGGGTTGCTGTCTCTCCACCTTTCCACCCCTTATCACCTCAACAAAATTACCAGTGAGGATAAAGATCACATGGAGTGGGCCATGAACGATCTTCAGCTTTCTAGAAAACTGTATCTTTACGATCACTGGGGCTCCCTGGACGAAGACAATCTGATGGCAAGACTTAGGTTCTTAGCCAGAGGTTTGGATTGTGATTTTATTGTTCTTGATCACATCAGCATCGTTGTCTCTGGGTTAGATACGGCTGACGAAAGAAGGACCATCGATGTCCTCATGACAAAACTTAGATCCTTTGTCCAAGAGTCTAAGGTTGGTCTAATTATTATTTCCCATCTCAAGAAACCTTTTGGTAAAGGGTACGAAGAAGGGGCTCAGACTAGTATCAATTCTCTCAGGGGCTCGGCCTCTATAGCTCAGATTTCAGATAATGTTATTGGGTTAGAACGTGACCAACAAGGTGAGGAACCAGACCTTGTGACGGTAAGAATTCTAAAGAACAGACTCTCGGGAGAAACAGGGGTTGCTTGCTACCTTCGGTACAACAGAGACACGGGGAGACTGAGGGAAGTAGACCCAGAACTACAAAAAGTATTTGACCAGGGGGAGAGCCAAAATGCGATTGATTTTTGACATCGAGACAGACGGGTTACTCAACAACCTCAAGACCCTCCATTGTATTGTAGCAGTGGATGCCGATACCAATCAGGTCCATGAGTTTCCCCCAGACAAACTAAAGGATGGGCTGGTGTTCCTGAGTGAAGCTGACCAGTTGATTGGTCATAACATCATGGAATTTGATATTCCTGCCATAAAGAAGCTTCGTCCTAGATGGGTAGAAACTGGGCAAATCTGGGACACCCTGGTGATCTCAAGATTGCTCTGGCCTGAGAGACCAAGTCACTCCCTAGAATCCTGGGGCTATACCTTGGACAACCCAAAGGCCAAGAGCCCTGATGTCTGGTCTGAGTATACCGAGGATATGTTGAAATATTGTAGACAAGATGTACTTCTCACCCGTGATCTCTTTAATCACATACAAAGAACTGAATCCTCTTCCCAAGCTGTAGATTTGGAGCATGAGATCCATAGGATCTGTCTGAACCAAACCAAGGTTGGGGTTTATTTTAATGAGACCGAAGGTCAAAAACTTTATGCGAAACTCTCCACTCAAAGGCATGAGCTTGAAGAGGACCTTAAAGAAACCTTTGGTTCATGGTGGGTCTCCCGTGGAGTCCATGTGCCTTTGGTTAACAATAAATCTAGAGGCATTACAAAGGGGTGTGAGTACGAAAAAATTGAACGGATCGAATTCAACCCAAGATCCCGAGACCACATAGCTCTTTGTCTCCAGAAAAAATACGGTTGGAAACCAAAGCTTCTGACACCTAAGGGTAAGCCAAGGGTAGACGAAGAAGTCATGTCCACGCTTGAGTACCCAGAGGCAAAGCTGTTGGAAAAATACCTTATGGTCCAAAAGCGTATATCCCAGTTGGCTGAAGGATCTCAAGCGTGGCTTAAGTGTGTGACCAAAGAGGGGACCATACATGGAAGAGTGAAAACTCAAGGGCCTGTTACTGCAAGGGCTTCTCATATGCACCCTAATCTTGCTCAAGTTCCCTCGGTCAGAGTCCCGTTTGGAAAGGAATGTCGAGAGCTTTTCTATGCTCCGAGAAACCAAATTTTTGTGGGTGCTGACTTATCAGGATTGGAGCTTCGGTGTCTTGCTCATTACATGGGGAGATTTGATGGAGGGGAGTACACCCAGAAGCTTTTGGAAGGTGACATCCACACTATAAATCAAAAGGCTGCTGGGCTTGAAACCAGGGACCAAGCCAAAACATTTATCTATGGGTTTTTGTATGGGGCTGGGAATTTTAAGATAGGTCAGATAGTTGGAAAGGGTGTAAAAGCAGGGGCCTCACTAAGGAAAAAATTCCTCTCTCAACTACCAGCCCTCAAGAAACTTCAGGATGCCGTAAACGAAAGAGCCAAGCAGGGATTCATCCTTGGTTTAGACGGGCGAAAAATTCCCATCAGACACCAACACGCTGCTCTCAATACCCTTCTTCAAAGTGCTGGAGCAATCATCTGCAAGGAATGGGTTGTCATGATTAACAACCTAGCTGATGACCACATGATCCAAGGACACCAAAGGCTTTGGATTCATGA